GACTCAAGCGGCGACAGACCAGCTGTCCCTCTCATAGATGGACCCATGTCTAAATATTTTTGAGCAGCGCTTTGAGCTCCTGGAATTAAACCTTGGTAGTCTGAAGAGCCAAAATATAGTTCTCTTAAAGCTGGGTCAGATATAACCTCTCTTCTGTCTAAGCCTTGTAAAACAGGATTCATTGGAGTTGCCATTATATTGCCTCAAAAATATTCATTAATTCACGCATGTTTTCTACGCCTTTTTCACGTGAAGCGCTTCCACCTTTAATAAGTTCTATGCCAGATTTTGTTTTGTTCACGTCAAAGGAGCCTGCGCCCCTTGTTGCTTTGGCAGTCATTACAAACTCGCCATCACTTAACATCGCAGGTATATCGTCTGAAGTCCCAGTACCTGGTCCATCTGATTCGCCTCCATCACGCATGTCTAATTCTTCAACCATTGCTAAACCGCCTTTGTTGAAGTATTGTCTAGCTTCGCCACCGTAAGCAAAATTTAAAGCTACAGGTGCAGGAGCTAAACCAAAGTCTTCTCTACTGCCGCCTGTTCCTAGATTCTTAGCCATTTCATATCTGCCTAATTGATCCATTGTTACTTTAGGAGTTTCTGCCATACCTCCCATTCTTTCTTTTGCTGAGTCGTAAGCTATTTTAGCCGCCAAAGCTGATAAGCCCATTATTCCAGAGTTACTTCCTTGAAAAGCATCCTCGACTGATTGAGGTAAAAGTTTTCTACTTAAAAAACTACCTGGATTGATAGTTCCATCACTTCCTTGCAGAGCGTCTTCAACTGACTGAGGCAAAAACTTTCTGCTTAAAAAATCTAAAATGCCGCCTTGTTGTTGAGTCTGAGGTTGAGACTGCTGATTATACATCTGCTTTGCTTGTTCTTCGGTATAGTAGTTACCGTCATTTGATCTTATAGCTACTTGGCCATTTATCATTGTTCTATCACTTGTATCAAAGTTGTTATTTAGCCAATTAGTTATATCTCCGCCACCACTTTGATTAGAAGTTGGCATCATCCCGCCTTCCATTCCAGGTGTGTAACCAGCAGTTATCATACTGTTAACTGGATTTCCTCCAGAGGTAATAGCGTTAAAAGCTTGCCCTCCAGCCGTATCAGCTCCGCCTACGTTACTAAATATGCCGCCGTATCCTTGTTTTTGATTTTCCGCGTATGTTTTACCTAGCCCTGCGCTATATCTAAATGGATTAAATACAGTTTCCCCTTGTACAACATTTCCAAGCTTATCTAATTTATCAACTTGACCAATATTTTTAAGTGCGTCTGTAAAACCTCCACCCATCGTTTTAAAACCACCAGAACTAATATTTTTTAAAGCTCCGCCTTCGCCAAAGATTTTTTGACTACCGCCAGCACCTAACGTTAATAGATCGCCGATTCCGCCGTCACCCTTAGCTATATTATTTAAAGCGTTACCTTTTTGGTAAACAGCAGCAAATGGCTGCCAAGGACCAGGTATAACAGATGCTATAGGAGCTATTTTTTTAATTACTTTTTTAGCTTTTTTCCAAACTTTAGACAAAAATCCAAACTCAGGTTGCCCTGTAATCGGATTGATACTCATATGCGGCCCTACAATATACTCATCTGGATCTAATCCAGCCGCCATCATTTCTCTGCTTAATCTTGCTTGCGTATCAGCGCTTATTACTGGAGGAACAACTCTTTCGCCAGGAGCAACGTGCGCTACAAAGCGATCTTCATCCCTACCTAAACTTGCTATACCTGTTCCTGAATTATCAATAATCATATTTAAATTTTACTCTCTTGTTCATCACATGTTAACCAAAAAACCAATAAATAGCGATTGCCATTTTTTACTGGTAAGCCTCGGTGCATATGCGTAAAGCTTGGAAATATCAAAGCATTTCCTGTTGGAAGGGGCTCAACAATACCTCGGTTTAAAAATTCTGTTCCGCCACCTTCGTATTCACCTGTATTTAAGGGGACAACAATACTTATATCTGCGCTAGCGTCGTGATGCCAAGCACCTTGTTTTTTATCTTTTAAGTTGTAGTTTGCTATTTGAATGCCTCCGCCTGTTACGTGACGATTCCAAATGCTTAATAGAATAGGATTAACAACTGAAAAAACTATTTCTAATAAAGAATTGTATATATCAGGACAGCGTTCTTGCAATACTATTTCTGGTATTTGTCTTAATTTATCTTCGCCAGGATTGGGTTCAAAGCCGTAAAAAGACTCTAAACTTTTCATTTCATCTATTAATAAATCGCAAAATGTTTTAGAAAATAAAGGAATGGTATAAACATCTTTAAGTGTTTCTTTGATAATTTCTTGTATTGGTACTGGCGCTAAATCTTGAGTACCCTCTGATTTGTAAAAATTTAATAAACTTGGAAGAGAAACCTTGGCTTTGTCTAGAGTTCTTGGCTCAATAAACCAATCGTTAGGATAGGCTAAAAGAAGATTTTTTAGCTGATAGTCTTGTTCTAATTGTTCTGCAAGCATACCTTGTTCCATATGTTATGTTGTTATTTTACAAGGTTATTGTAATATTTCCGTTTGTTTTTACCGAAATACTACCCAGTAAACCTTGGGCTTCGTATCCTTGAGGGTTGGGTTCATCCATTAAATCAATAAACTCAGTCCCGTTAAATACTTGCAACACTTGAGTTGTTGTATTAAAGATTAGCGTGCCAAGATTAAAATTTAACTTATCACGTTGAGTAGTTGATAATTGCAAAGTATTATCAGGGTCTACTGCTCCTAAGTTTATCTCTAAAATTCTTATAAGTCTATTAAAAGTAGAAGAAGTAACGCCCTCTCCTTGCGCTTGCGGGAGCTGAGTTGGAAGTAGCTTGCTCATCTTCTTCCGTCAGTTCTTATATCTATTCTTGTTGCGCCCAGTCTCCAGCCTATCCCTAAATTACCGTTGTTTGCAGCATTATCATCTGATTCAAACCTTAAAACCATTTGTCTTGCTCGGCCTCTAACATATGCTTGTTGAGTGTTTTCTTGTATAGCGTTAGTAGAATTGGTTATTAAGGAATCTCCAGGAAAGTTTCTTGTCTTAACAACAATATTGACTGAACCATTTTCGCTGTTATTTTCGATAAATTTAAAGTCGGGTATGATTCTTCTAATAAAAGTAAACTGCTCGCCATCACCTACATCAAAATCAGAACTTTCAATAAATACATTTGTCATCGGTTGACCATCATTATCGAATCCAATTTCTTGTTGGTAAAGATATCCGCTGCTTACAGCTCTAGGGTAATTCTCTATACCAGCATCTAGCCAAGCTGTTCTGCTGAGTTGGCCATACACCCAAGTTTGTTCTGCATAATTGTAAATAACGTATCTATCTACTTCGCTGCTTGAAGCAGAACAATAGAACCAACCTACTTCATTCTTATCAGCAATAGTAAAAGCATTAACTTTAAAAGATTGCGTAAGATTGATATCGCTAAATACGTAATTATGAACGCTGCAAGGCAGAGTTTGTACGCTACCGTTGTAAGCATAAAAATTGTTATATCCCATCCAGTAAACAGCAGAAGTAGCTGTTACCGCTGATTTTGGTCCTACTAAACCTGAGCCTTCATTGATTAAGTTGACCGAAAATGTAAATGGCGGCCCAACAAACTGCATGCTGTATAAGGCAGTATCAGTCCAAACCAATACCTCCTGTCTTGATTTGACAGACCCTATAATTGAGGAGCCAGAAGACAGCCTTAAAGATCCAGCAGTATTGGTAATTGTTGGCTCAAAATCTAAATTGTTTTCTTGATCAGAGAAAGCTATTAACATCGGATCAACGGCTCCTGTCCTAGCTGTACCTGCATCATTAATTGGGTCAGCGCCTAAAACAATTAAATGCCTATCAATTTCAGAGGTAACCACTTGCAAGCCAACGGTAGGGACTAAATTAGCGCCAGATATTCCAGACATGTTAACAGCTCTTGTTTCAACGCCGTTGTTTTCAGTCCATTGATAGATACCACCACCCCTAACATTTATAATTAAGTTTTCGCCAAAATTATCATGAGTCCAAAGTCTTAATTGGTTGTTTGGAGACAAAGCAGTTACTGATCCAAAAGCTCCCTCTCCCCATCCATTTAGACCCCAACCAGTTCCTGGAACGTAAACATCAAGACCAACATTTATTTGATAGGTTCCAACCGTTGATCCCCCACCATTACCGCTGTCACCTGCTGCTGCTAATACAGGATCGCCGCTAGTATCTTTGGCTTCAATCGTATATGAGTTAGCATTAACAATGGTTGCTATTTGATATTCTTGGTTAAGCACTGGAGCAGTAATATTGCCGCCAAGAGACGCTGCGCCTGAGTATGTTACAAAGTCATTTGCTACAGCGCCATGTGCAGTATCACTCACAGTGATAGTAGCATCTCCATTTCCAACTTTAGCAAAGGTTACATCGCCGGCTGAGGTGGTAAGTCTGATGGGGGTAATGTCATTAAAGCTATCTCCCTCTTTAACATAGTATTTTAAATTAGTTCCCATGCCTAAGAATCTAGTTGATGATAAAGATACCCAGGCAAGCATACCGCGGCAAGCTCCTAAGAAAGTGTTTGAACTATTTTTAGCCCAACCGCCTATTTTTTCTGGCAAACCTTTTCTAAATCTCACAAGGTTACCATCAGCCCAGCCACCTTTATCCATAAGGTCTGTCATCTCTTTGTTAATGCCGGGTTGAAATGTAAGTTTTGTTAGAGCCATTTTGACGCTTATAGTTTATGCAATATAAATACAGTTATTAGTCCAACTAAAATAACTGTTAATATAAGGTAGTCTTTAAAAGTATAAATTCTTTCGTATGCTTCGTTTATAAATGGAGTTTTTGGATTGTCAGCTTTAAACCTACCCTTTACTGTTCTAGCTCTTTTTCTTATAATTTTCTTTTTTTCTGTCATTTTATTTTTCTCGGCTTACGCCTTTTGTTTTTTCGTATGAACGAGCACCTGCTAGCCCTAGCATACCCATTACTATAGTAGATAGTTGAGAGAAATCAAACTCTGGTAAGTCTAAAGTATTGCCAGATAAAACTAAAATCCACTCAATAAGAGGTGCTAATATAAAATGATAGGCTAGGGAAACTCCACACACCCAGCCAATAAATGGCCTCCAGCCAGCAACAAATATAGACTTATGTGCTGCTTCTTGTTGGTTTACTTTTATTTGAGCAAGGTTAGCGTCTTGTATAGACATTAATAATTCATGCTGTAGTTTTTCTTTTAAATCTTTATCAGCAATAAATTTGTCTAATATTTTAGCAACTGGATCTATAAATTTATCTATCATTTTCTAGGAGATCCCCCAACATATAACCCGAACCACGCTGCTCCAGCTCCAACAATTACAGAAACAAATGCTGATTGTGCGTTGGTTGGATCGGGTAAAGTCATAAACCATGCTGTTGTTTGATAGAAAGCATACCCATATAAAGTAATAAGCAACCTAGGAAAGACTCGCCATTTATCAAACCCTTCAGCTAAATTGTACCAAGTTTTTGATTCGTTATAATTTATCTCAATTGTATGAGCTTCTTTCATTTGTTCATCTATTGTCATAATGTAGTGTACTCCTTACCATCAAATTTTAAGGCACGTTTTCTGTTGTTTTCTTTGCTGATATATGAAACATGCACCCATCCGCTTGAGGGTATATCTTTTTTATAAAACTCTAATAAGACAGTATCGTAATCTAAGTTGTCTCTAATCCATATGCCAAGCTCGTAGTTAACTACGATTGAAAGTTCAATATCGGCTGCCTGGCCTTTAACGTGCTGGGACTTATCAGAGCTTCCTAGCCTTCTATTAAGCTCAAGACACCTATAACCACTAGTAGGGGAGAAAGGTACGCCATAATGCCTGCGTATGGGCTCTAGTACGTTTTCACACAAGAGTGT